GGGTTGCCACCTGCCCCGCCTGCTCGGCAACCGCCGGCATGTCCGGGAAAAGGGCGTCCAAGGCACGGCGCACGGACCCTTGGCCACCCGCGACCTCATCGACCGCGGCGTTCACAAGGGTTGCAGCTGCGCCCGACACGGTGCCCGCCGTCGCGCTGATGCCGTCGGCATATCCCTGCCCCGCGTCCTGACCGAGACCCATGTAGACGCGCGAGGGCGAGTGACTGTCTTGCGCCTCCTGCGCCGCTCGCCTGCCCCCAAGGATCATATCCCGGACGACCTGTTTGACCGACGCTGCCTTCTCCCTGATCCCGGCAACGTAGCCGTCGATCAGGTCCCGACCCGACTGGACCAGCCCGTTCGCCCAGCCGGACACGGTCGTGGTGATGGTATCCCAAATGCCGTCCAGCGCCGCTGACACCGAGGCCGAGGCGGCGGCGATCCCGTTGTTGATCCCGTCGACCAGCCCCTCGCCCTTGGCGATCGCACGCTCAGACCAGGCGGTCAGCGCTGGAAGGACTGCGCCCGTCCACCATTCCTCGATCGCCTGGCCGATGGTCGCGACGCCAGTCCGGATCTCGCTAACGACCTTGTCCACCAAGGGCTTAATCGGATTAAGGGACAACACGAGAGTCCCGAACCCTTTGACTGCCAACCAAGCACTTTGCCACATCGCAGGCCAGTCGCCATCAAACAGCGCCTTAATCGAATTGCCGGCGTTTCGAATGCCGTCAAGGAGACCCCCGAACCCTACCTTGGCCTGTTCAGCCATCGTAACTGTTGCGGCATAAATGGCATCAGAGGCTTTCGGGAACATTGCGGCGAGGGCAAATGTCGCCTTCTTGATGGTGTCCCAGTTTCGGACGATCGCGACACCAGCAACTGCGGCACCAATTGCCAGAAGGCCAAGAGGTGAAATCACTGCGGCCAGGAGCGGAGCAAGCGGCGCAAGCGTCATGACGACGACGCCCAACCCCATCGCGAGCGGGCCCAGCATCGCGGCGAACGCAGCGCCCACCGAGATCAGTTTCTGCG